TTTTTGCTTGTTTAACTCTCCCTTCTTCAGAAAAATCCCAATCATTTGCTTCTTTCCTTACTTTATCTGCGTTGAGCCATTTGGCTTTTAACAAAGGCACTAAATGAGAAGCTAAAGTTGTTTTACCTGCACCGGGCAAACCCATTATTAATATTATTTTCAATTATCCCTTTAATTTTTTGTTCTTGAAATTTCAAGACTTTTTATCTCTTTGGGTGTTATTCCCATAGCTCTTACTTTCATACAACGGGCTTTAAAATTTTCTATCTTTTTTACAAGCTCCATAGTTTTATCTTGTGGTGCATGTTTAAATTTAGTCATCCATAACCAATTCCAAAAATTCCATAAGAATCTGTTATTCCATTTCTTGTTTTCAGTGTTATCCACTTTCTCTATTTCATAATCATAAGATAAAATTTTTCTACACTCTGGACTCAATGCCATGTAAATTCTATAAGCTCTTTTGTTATTTTTCATATGTCCTCCTTGTCCCAAAACATTAGTAATAAAATTATTACAATATATATCATAGTGATTAAAAAAATACAGAATAATAATTTCATTTTATATTTTTAATCACAAAATAAATTATAATTGCAGCTATGGTTATACATATCAATCCATATACCAACATACCAAAACCAAAAGTGGCACTCATTCTCTACCCTCTTCAATCAATACTTTTTTAATTGCTAATCCAATAATTCTTGCACACTGTGGAACAATAGCATTACCTAAGCTTTTTATTCTGTTAACTCTACCTTTGTCCAGTCCATAGGAAATCCCATCAGGAACTCCACAAAGGTTGGATTCAATTTGCCACCAGGTTTGATTGGTTGATTTACTTTGTTCACTACATCGTTCAGTTTCGCTCCGAACTTGGTTCCAGTGCCAACCCTCGTTACACTCCAACCTGATGAATTCTGTTTTACTGTCTCTGGTGGTGCCACTACATCCATCTGACAACTTGCTGATGGTGTTGGAAACATTATCTCTCCTCTTCTTGCCATGGCTTCCAAACACTTCGATGCTTGAGTGTCTCCCTTTAGTCGATATTGTTGCTCGTTGGCCGATGGTGTTGGAAACATTTGAACGTTTGCCGTCAGATTGTGTTGAGCTGCAGCCTTCTCTCCCTTCCTCTTGATCAGAGTCTCTACATTCTCTTGGCCCGAGGCTCGTGGAGTTGGATACATTCTCTTTTGCTTCTCTTCCTTCTGAACTGCATGACGAAGTGCAAATTGAAGATTGATCCCCTTCTCTTCTTTCTTTTGTTTCGCTCTTTTCTCCCAAGCTTCTAATGTTTCTGACTGATTCGCTAGATGATCTGCTGCCTGTGGTGTTGGATACATCTTCATCGTTTTTGGATCCACTTGTTCTCTCAGATTCGATGGTTTCGTTCTGCCCTTTCTGTGTCCCTCCATTAATTTTTTTGTCCCTGCTGCGCTTCTCGGCGGCAAGTAATCCATTGTATTTGGAGTGGCCCACAATCCAAACTCTGTTTCTTTTGTGCCAAGCACCGAGGCCTGAAGCTGGAATAAGAAAACATTGGACTTCGAAGCCTTCACCTTCCAAGTCATCTTGCACCTGTCTGAGAACCATGCCGTTTTGGAGGTTAATAAGGCCTTGCACATTCTCCCCAATAACGAATTCGGGTTTAATTTCTTTAATGAGTCTAAGCATTTCTGGCCAGAGATATCGGTTGTCGTTTGTTCCTTTTTGTTTTCCTGCAACACTGAATGGTTGACATGGGAATCCTCCAGTAATGACATCTGCTTCGAATTCTTGTCCTTTGACATTTTTTATGTCCTCTTCTATTGGTATGCCAGGAAAATTTTTATTT